GTTTGCCATGTAATTATATAATATTGTCCATCTGTATTTCCTATACCAGATTGCCCTATACCAAAAGTAGGACCATAAGAATTTACTGTTTCTGCTCTACATTCCCAATACCATTTTCCTGTAATCATACCAAAAGTACCTGAAGTGTTACCTCCCCCACTACCAGTACTTTTTAAATTACCTTCAGCTAAAGCATTGTTTGCTCCTACATATGCTCCATTGTAGGTCATAAAATTACCACCATTAGAACTAGAATCAAAGGTTGGAGTATCAATCATCTGATCGTGTGTGTCTACACTTGATGCAGAAAAATCATTATTATTACCAGAACTATCATTACCTAAATCACTACTTGATTCAAATTTAAGATAAAATCCATTATTACCAAATGTTAATCCACTTGGATCTTTAGGAATCCACACTCCATTTTTTGTTTCACCATAATTAGATGCAGCATAGGCTTGCCCATCATTAAATACTACTTCAGCCATATAGCCATTTAAATAATTACCATAATAAGAAGAAGCACCACCAATTTTTAATGTAGCACCTGATTGATTAAATACTGAATCACGATTTTGAGAAGGATAACCTCCATCCCAACCTTCAACATCAGTTAATCTTGTTCCATTTACATAAAATATTTCTCTATCTGCTTCTGTAGAATTTCCTGAATCATATACCCACACTACGTGATACCATGTTCCAGGATCTCTAAATACTTGGTCAACAGTTCTTAATCCATTACTATCACCACCACCTCTTTGCTCATGTAATTCTAATTTCTCTGTAGAACTAAAACGAAGCATCTGGTAATTAATATTATCTGTATCTCCATGGACCAAATTATTTTGAGCTGTAATATTACTTCTTTTTACCCAAAAACTTATAGTAAATTTATCTATATTAGTAGGAGTTCCAGCAGTTCTTGTTAATACTCCACTACCTGTAAATCTAGCACTATTAGCTATTTGATGTGTATAAAAATCACCACCACCTGCTGATGCTGCTGCTGCTGCAGCTCCCATTAAATTATTTTGAAATACGCCCATTATGCATATGCCTGTGAAATTATCATTTGAATATCTCCACCTACTCCATCACTTGAAGCAGAAACTATTATGTAATCTAATCTATCTACAGCACCATTAGCTGTTGACATGGTTGGATCTGTACCACCTATAAACTTAAAGTCTGCGTGATAAGCCATTGTACCACTTCCTCCACTCTGTGTCAAGAAAATACTTCCTGTTTGTCCATCACGACAACCAATAGGTTGAGCTAAAGTATGAGCTGCTGTAACTGTTGTACTAAAGTTTTGACATGCACCAAAGTTTAATGATACAGATGTTACACCATTAATAGCTGTTGCACATACAACTGCTGCAGCACTTTTAGTTAATTGTAATTGACCTTCTAAACTTGTATTACCTGATACTCTTACAGTTCCTAAGAAACCAGAGTTACCAGTTATTGTTGTAGTACCTGTTATTTTAGCAGTACCACCTAATGATGTATTACCTGCAACATCTAATGTTCCACCTATAGTTGTTGCACCAGATACTCTAGCTGTAGTTAAGAATCCTGCTGCACCACTTACTGTAGCTGTTCCTAATAAATTAACTGCACCACCTACTGATAGAGCTCCTCCAACTGACATTGCTCCTGCAACTGTAGCAGTACCACCTACAAAAATATCTCCTGATACACAAACATCATTATCAAAATCTACTTTATCACCAAATGTTTTATTAGTAAATGTTTGTGTTGCTGCAAGACCTGCTAGTGTATCTGCAGTTGCTGGCATTACTAAAGCTATATTACCAGAGAAGGCTGAGTGTGCAGGTGCTTTTAATGCAGCATAATGTGCATTACCTGATTCACAATACATTCTAAGTTCTGATTGTGAACCTGTATTTTTTAAATCTATAATACCACCACCAACACTTACTGTACCAGCTATAATAGCATTACCAGAAACTGACACATCATCTTTAAAATGTGCATATCCTGTAACACTTAATGTAGAACCAAGTTGTACTGCTCCTGCAATAGTTACATGACCACCTACATTTATATCTCCTGATACAGAAACATCTCCTGCTACATCAAGTGTACTTCCTAAAGATACAGCTCCTGTTATTGTAGTAGTTCCTCCTATATGTACATTACCACTTACTGATACATCATCTTTAAAGTGCGTATATCCTACTACTGTAGTAATACCTCCAACATGTAATGTTCCACCTATTGTTGCATTATTAACTGATATATTACCTGTAATAACTGCAGGTACATTTGTTAAGTTAGCACCATCTCCAAAAAAAGCACTAGCACATACTTTAGCATTTGCAGCTTGTACATTAGCACCACTTATAGTAACTGTTCCTCCAACTACTAATCCACCAGATACAGATACATCATCTTCAAATTCTGCTTTACCTGTTGCTAAGAATGTACCACCTATAGATGTATTACCTGTTACATCTAGTGTGCTTCCTAAAGAAACTGCACCAGCTATAGTTACGTGTCCACCTACATTTATATCTCCTGATACAGATACATCTCCATCAAATGTTGCATTACCTACTATTGTTACAGTTGATGCAAAGTTTGCTGCACCTCCTACAGATACTGTATCTTTTAAATGTGTAGCTCCTGATACACTTAATGTTCCACCTACTACAGCATTAGCTACAGATATATTACCTGTAATTGGAATACCTGTAATATTTGTACCATCACCATAGAAAGCTGATGCACATACTTTTTCTGTAAAGGTTGCTACTCCAGCAACTTTAAGTGTACTACCAAGACTTGTTGCTCCTTTTAATATTGCTGATCCTGCTATTGTAGCTGTAGAATTAAAAGTTGCTGCACCTCCTACACTTAATGTACTTTGTAAATGTGCAGCTCCTGCAACTGTTACAGTTCCACCAAAGTTTGAATTACCACTAACAGATATATCATCATCAAAAGTTACTTTATCACCAAATGTTTTATTTGTTAATGTATCAGTAGTAGATGTACCTACTAATGTTGCAGTACTTACTGGTAATGTTATTGTTATATTACCACTAAAAGAAGAGTGTGGAGGAGCTTGTAAAGCTGCATAATGTGCATTACCTGATTCACAATATAGTTTTATATTAGATTGTGCACCACCATTTTTTATTTGTATCTCTCCACCAGATACCATTATGTCACCACCAATAGTAACATTACCACCTATAGTAGCATTATTAGTAACTATTAAACTAGATACTGAAACATCTCCAGTAAATGTTATACCTGTTAAATTAGATCCATCACCATAGTATGCAGAAGCACATACTTTACTACCTACTAAAAGATCACCAGATACTGAAACATCCTCTGATACTCCAAATTTACCTGCTACTTGTATTACACTTGTAGATATTTGTAATGCTGAATTAGTACCTTCACCTGATTGTATGTTTTGTAAAGTACCTGTAACACCAGTATTGGCACTTACATTTAATTTTAATAGTTGTTTATATGTTTTTGATATTTGTTTGCTTGTTAGTGTACTCATGCGTTACTCCAATATCGTACTGTAGAATCATCCCAATCAAAATTAGCTTGTTGCCAGTCTAAGTTTCTACCACCTGTATCAGGTCTTGGGTTTTGAATTACTGGGTTATCTCTTACATCTGGTATTTTATTTTGTGGATGGTTTTTTAAATCATATGCACCATCAAAACATGTTGAACAAATTAGCATATCATAACTATTTAATTGCATTGTTCTATGTGGATAAACAAAACCACAGCAATCACACATAGCCATTGCATTACGATTAGTTGCCACTAGATATATCCTAACTTAGGTTTAATATAAAGACTTGCTCTTTCTCTATCTTCTTCCATAGCATATCCTAATTTTTCTTCATAGTTTGCTTTTAACATTTGTACTCTATCCATAGGTATGCCAGGTCTTTTCATTGCTAGTTGATATGATAAACCACATGTTAATGCTGGTAAAAATCTTTTAGGCATATCTGCATTTTGTCCTGCAGATTTATCTACATCTTCTAATTGATTAAACTTTTCTATATTTAAAACACCAGTAGAATTATCTGGAGTTGGATATAACATTACAGTAGGATTATTACGACCACGTTGTATAGCATATTGTGTTGGTCTACCTGATTGATTTTTATTAGGTAAGTTATGATACTCTTCTCTTGATATTCTTTCTAATGCTATATCAGTTCCTGATACACTTGTTGCATATGTAATAGCTAATGCATCTATTGTAGAATCTGATAAAGATACTGAAGCTACTGTATCAGCTACAGTTACTACAGTTGTATTTATAGACCATAAACAAATACCTCTATTCTGCCAATCAGTTAGCATTAAGTTAATTGATCGTCTAGCAGATTTAGGAGTATGACCAAGTGTTTCTTCTCCACCAATCATTTCACTAGCTTCTTGAATTACTTCGTCTATATCTAAATTAAAATTATATGTACCTGATGTTGCCATTGTTTAACCTTTAATCATAACAAGATGCTACAAGAAGTGAACCACCACTCTTAGC